GACTCAGGTCGACAATGCCCTCGGCGAAGCGACGTTCACTTGGTCTGATTCGCAAACGATATGGGCAAGCGTCAACGGTGTGTCATCACGCGAGGCACTTGCTGACGGGCAACAGGAAACCCGAATAACTCATCGCGTCAGGATGCGGTACGTCGATGGGCTCAAGCATACGGACAGGCTCAAGTGGCGTGACAGGATTCTCCAGATTGTCAGCCTGCTGGAATACGAGAACCGATCAGAGCATGTCGCGATCTGTGCGGAGTTCGGCGAATGAGTTACGAAGTCGTCAAAGAAGTTAGTTTCCCGCAACTCGGGAAACTACAGCAGAAACTTTCTGAGCAATACGCTGAGGAAGCCGTCGCAAAAGTGATGGAAAAATCACTTGAGCCTGTTGTCGCGGTTGCTTTGAAAAGGCTGCAATCCTACATCCGTCGCAATCACATGGGGCCGACAGGCAACTTGCTCGCAGGCACGGTTGCGAAGGTTGTCGAATATCCCGAAAGCGGGAATGCAGTTGGGCTCGTTGGCTTTCGGGCTGTTACGGGTGGCTTCTCGGCTGCAAGTTCTGGCACGGTACGGCTCGGTCCTGATCGTGCATTCCATGCTGGCTTGCTTGAGTTTGGCACGAAGGAGCGGCGAACTGACGGGCCGATCGCATCAAGTTTTAAGCGTTTCGGTCCTTTCAAGATTATCGGCAAATACCCGCCGGTGAAGACAAGCCCACCCTACCCAAACGCTTATTTTAAGCGAGCAAACAAAGGCGAGAGAGCCAGTACAGGCAGGGTGCTTCCGCTCCAACCGATCAAGCAATCTTTCGATGAGTCAAAAGCCGCGATTGAAACTGAAGTCAACAAGACGGTCGCAAGGCAACTCAGGATCACGAACAAGAAAATAGCAGGATTCCTCCCGGCGAGGGCAGCATGATCTGGAAGTCACCTGAGACAGTATTCCGTAACGCGATCATCAGCGACGCGGACTTCACTTCGCTCGCTGGTCATCGCGTCTACCCAAACATCGCACCGGCTGAGGCGACTCTTCCCTTCGCGATCTGGCGACGGTCCTCGGTTCAACGAGAGCAGACGCTCGGCAGGCCGATGGGAGTTCCTCAGGTTCGCCTTGATCTCCAGATTTATGCGGAGACTTACTTCACAGCCAGAAAACTAGCAGATGCCGCACGAGGCATTCTGGATGGGTTCACCGGGAGTTTCGACAATACAACTGTCAGCCTTTGCAGGCTTGACGGCGAAGCCGATGGCATCGCAGCGATCGACGGCTCGGAAGTCCCGAACGCCTACTTGATCACTCAAGAGTACGAGATTCTCTGGCAGGAGACTTAAAGACATGGCGACTACGCCACATGACAGCCCTGGAACGTCATTCGTGTTTTCTGGCACGACGTTCACCGTCACGAATATCACCGTGAACTTCAGCGATGTCAGCGGCGAGACTGATCGCATTGACATCAGCCATCTCGGGCAGACGGCTGGCGAGACGATGTTGACGCAAAAGCGTCCGCTCATCGGCTCTGCAACCGGCGAGACGGGCAAGGAAGTGTCGTTTGATTACATCGGCACGACGCAACTCGCTGGCGGCAGCACAGGCTCTTACACGCTTGGCGGCAGCGTCTCGCTTTCAGGAAACGCCACGATCGTCAGCAGCAGCCTGACGCTTGCTGTCAATGATGCCGTGCGAGGAAGTGCTACCGTTCGGGTATCCTGAGCCGTGGCAAACTACTCGACAGGCATCACCGTGACTTGGGGCGGCACGCCTTTCACTGAGGTGCAGGAGTTGTCCTACAACTACGGCGGCTCGCGAACAGGGCGGGCCGTCGCGTGGTCTGCCGAGCAGGGTGGCATATCCGTTACATGCCTTGGCTCGGCCAACACGAACATCAGCAACTTCGGAACACGAGATCAACTCGTGGTGACCGGTGGCGGAGCGGGGCTCACAACGTATGCTATCTGGGAGTCGGTGGCGGTTGCTCCTGAACGGAACGGGGTGACGAGATACACCGTATCTTTCCGCATCGTGGATAACTAAACATGGCACTGAGCAAAGAGCAGATTCTCGCAGCCGACGATATGGGCCTGAAAGAAGTCGAGGTGCCAGAGTGGGGCGGCAATGTTTTTGTTCGCGTTATGACAGTCGGCGAGCGCGACTCATACGAGAACGAGTGGATCGTCAACAAGAATAAGGGCGTCGAAAACTTCCGCAGCAAGTTCTTGCAGCGAGTCCTCTGTGATGAAAAGGGTGAGTTGCTCTTCACTGCCTCAGAGATTGATCTGTTGGCTAAAAAGTCTGCTCGCGTCATCACTCGCATCTGGGAAGCGGCGATGAAGCATAATGCTTTGTCGGATGGCGACGTTGAGGAACTCGCAAAAAACTGAATCTGCGGCCTGCGAGACTGTTCTTGTTTCGGCTGGCCGCACAACTCGGAATGACGGTGGCTGAGTTATGCGACAGGATGAGCAGCACGGAGTTGAGCGAATGGATGGCCGTCCATCGTTTCTTTATGCCGCTGCAAGACTCTTGGCATCAGACGGGGATCATGGCATCCGCGATGCTCGCACCGTATTCCGGCAAGTCGAAACCGCCGAAGCCTATCGACTTCGTACCGATCGAGAAGCCGCCACAGCACGAACTCCAGATGCAAGCAGCACTGGAGGAACTTCGACGCCAACTGCGAGGTGAGTGATGGCAACCGCAGTTGGTTTGGCGATGAAGATCACGGCAGACTCAACAGGTCTGACGAAGGGTGTGCAGAAGACCGTCGACACGTTGGATAGCCTCGGCGGTGCGACTGAGAAACTCGACATCATCATCGCTTTGCTTGCGGAAGCAGTTGAACTCCTCGCGATGCAACTCGACGCGATGGAGCGAACGTCGATCAGGAATACGATTGCCCTTGGCGATCTCGCGAAGGCGACGACGACTGTGGCTTCATCGTATCAGTTGCTCACCAAACGGAACCTCGCTCTGACGGCAGCAACGACTGCCGGTGGCTCGGTCCTCAGTGGCCTCGGCGGCACGGTTATGCGTGGCCTTGCCATGCAGGCTGTCAGGACGATCGTTCCTATGGGAGCCCTTGCAACGACCCTCTACAGCGTCGGTGCAGCGGCGGCGGCATCGACTCCAGCACTCGTGATGCTTGAGGATTACGTTGAGCGGATCGGAGTTGAGGCGAGCAAACTCGGAACGTCGTTCGGCTTTGTCCAGATTCTTGAAGTCGCCGCTTCAAGGACAGGCGAAAGCATCGACAGCCTGCGAGTCGCGTTCACGGCACTGCTGCGAAACATTGAGGCGGCTCGCGGTGGCTCCGCATCTTCGATTGAGGCATTTGAGAAACTGGGGGTCAGTGCTGCTGACCTTCAGTCGAAGACACCGGAGGAAATCTTTAAGGCTATTGCAGTCGGCCTCCAAGGGATTGAAGACCCAGCAACGCGATCCGCCGCTGCTCTCGTTGTCCTTGGCGAGAACGGGGCAAGGCTTCAACCAGCGTTGAAGACGATTGCCGACTCGGAGGCTGATCTCGTCAGGTTCAGTGCAGGACTAGACACTCTCGACGTTGCAAGGCTGAACGACCTCGGCGAAGGATTTGACAAACTCCAGACGGCAACGTCAGGGCTCGGCAGACAACTCATCCTCCCGTTTGCGGGGTTCTCGGAAGGCGTGTCGCGAGCGTTTGCGGATGTCATGGCTGGAATCTCCTCGATTGCCGGGCCGCTCGGAGACATGCTATCTCCGTTTGTCGATCTTCTCGGTGCAGCCGTGCAAGCAGTCGGAGGCTTGACAGGCGTCATCCTAAAACTGATCGGCAGTGCCCTTGAGCCTGTTGCTCTCGTGTTCAGGATGGCAGGGACAGCGATCGAGTATGTGTCTGACGGTCTTGAATACCTCTTCAAAACAATCAACTCAGGCATTGACTCGTTTCGTGAGTTCTTCGGACTTGAAGCACAGTTCGGCAGCATGAGTGCATCAGTCGATTCCGTCACGGAGTCGATTGAAGAAATGACGACAGCATCACAAGACTTCTATGACGAAATCTCGGCAGCGTCAGATGCCGCTGCTGAGTTTGGTCAGGCAGGATTCCAAGCCGCTCTGGAACTTCAGCAAGCGTTGGAAGAGATCAACGAACTGAAGAACGAAGGCGAATACACTGAGGAGCAGGCAGCAGAGGCAGCGAGGCGAGCCAACGAAGAATTTGAAGAGCGGATTGATCTTCTCAAGCAAGCGGAAAAGGAAGCCGAGAAAGCCGCGAAGCGAGAAGAGAAGTACAAAGACAAACTCGCGAACCTTCAATCTGAACTCATCCGCAATGATATTAAGGAACGAGAGGAAGCCGCGAAGAAACGGCAAGCCGACGAAGAGGAGTACCAAAGCAAACTTGCCGACATGCAGGCTGAGTTTGTTCGCAATCAGATTGCCCGCGATGAGGAGATCGCAGCGAAGCGAGAAGAATACGCGAAGGCCGAAGCGGAGATTGAGCAGCAGAGGCTTGACGCACTTTCCGCGAGCAGCAACCGAGCACTTGAGGCATCTGACATTCGCAGCGGCGGCATCTCCAGTGTGATCGCGATGGCAACGGGGCGAGAAGACCCAGCCGTCGCAGAGGCGAAGAAGCAGGTTCGCAAACTCGACGAGATTCGCAACGAGATTAGAAACCTCGGCGGCACTGTTGAACTCGTGGGGGCTGCTTGATGGCTGTTCTATCGTATCGCGAACTCGTCGGCAGGACGTTCCAGCATCGCTTCGGCGAGTCACCGACTGCCGAGATTCGGTATGCCGTAACGCTCGACGATCCGGCAACGTCGCATCAAGAGATGCTCAACGCTGTTGGCATCTTCCACGGCTCGTATCATCCCGAATACAACTACCTCCGATGCACCGAGGGCAGCGTATCCGAGGGCGACCCTGATCCTTGGCACGCGACGATCTCGTATCGCTACGAGACACCGCTGCGAGGCAACCTTGAGTTTGAGCCAAATCCGCTCGCACGACCGGATGTCTGGTCGTTCTCAACAGGCGGGGCTCAGGTGCCAGCGTTGACCTACTACGAAGGCTCTGGCAACGGCAACCTACAACCGCTGGTCAACGGTGCTGGCGACTTCTTTGAAGGGCTGACGACCGAAGAAGCAGAAGTGCGGGCAAGCATATCTGGCAACCGTGCGACGTTTCCTCTAGCCCTTGCTGCGGCAGTAACGAACGCCCTGAACAATGCTCCGTACCTTGGCGGTGCTGTTCACACATGGAAGTGCGCTGGCATCTCGGCGCAGCAGTCAACGGAAGTTGTCAATGAGATTGAACTGAACTTTTGGAGCGTG